GATGAAACATAAACACTTTGCTGTTACATGTCTATTGTTATTAACTCTAATAATGTGTAGTACTGTTGATAAAGATAGTCAATACTCTTTTACTGAATATCATTTCGAAGATACTATTCCAGAAGAGAGATGCACAGATGCAACTATTATTTGTCTCTAAAAATATAGTTCGAAAGGAGGACACACAATGATTAGAATAACTACATTAGTATTAATATTACTATTAACAGGATGTAATAGCACATTTACATTTCGCTTTGCAACGAGCGACTCTCAATTTGATTACATGCCAGATCCATTAACGTGGGATAGAAATATACGAGATTGTAGAAGTGAGCCACAATGTAATGCGGCAGATTTGTTTAATAGATTTTAAAGACCTACTTTAACAGTAATAGCACCAAGGGTAACAGGATGCAAACATGATCCTGTACTCTGCTTGTTCATTGTAACCGGCTTGCTCATTGCAAATACTGTTTTACTGCATGTTGGTAGTAAAACTATTGCCGCGGCATGTTTATTCTCACCATGCGTTGCTATTGTATCATTGGCTGTACTAACAATTGAAGCTTCAGCAAACACCGTAGGTGCGCCTGGACCAGTGATTGCGCCTGGGCCTACTAACGATGTACCTACTTTTCCTATTCCGAACATAACAATTATTTATCTTCTTTAATATCTGCTTCTGCTTCTGCTTCAGATTCAAGCATAGCGTTGTAGTCCTTATTAGTGTTCTCTAACGTTGGTAACACACAAAGAATGGTGTTGAGTTGCATAGTTACTATTTCTGCTTTAGCAGTTAGTACAAACGGTCCTAGCACTACGTCTGGGCCATTAATTAATACTGACCTTGGGTTTTGAATTGTAATGCAATCATCTTCTATATTAATAAGTTTACCAATAAACTCATCATTAGTAATACTTCTAACTGTAACTGTTTCTGATAGTTGATCTTCTAATATTGTAGTAAACATTATATTGTACCTAGTTTGTTTGTGTCTATCAGTGCTTTAAATTCTGTAAAGCCACCAATTTTTTCGCCATCGACAATTATTTGAGGGAATGTTCTTGCAGTTGGGAAGATTTCCATTAGGTCTTCTCTAATAAAATCTTCATCTAACATTTTGTATGTTAGTTCGTACCCTTCCCTTTCTGCCAATGCTTTTGCCTGTGTGCAAAAAGGACATTGTGGTTTGCTATAAATTTCTACTATCATTATAAACTAAATCCTTTAAATGTGTCTTCGGTTACATCTTGCTTAGTACCACCAGTAATGTAACTACTAATTTCTGTTTCTTGTGGTGCTACTTGTACCTCACTACCACTAATCCATTTTTGTGTCCACGGTAACGGGCTAGTTGCACTAGAAGTGTAAGGACAATTAAGTCCAACAGCTCTCATACGTTTGGCGCCAATCCACTCAACATAATTTTTAAGTAGTTCAGCGTTTAACCCGATCATACTACCATCTTTAAACAAGTAATCAGCCCAAGCCTTTTCTTGTTGTATGGCTTCCATAAACATCTCTACACATGCACCATCAGTTTCTTTTGCAATTTTGGCAAAATCTTTGTCGTCTGTTTTTAACAGTTTCAACATCTGCTGGGTACTTGCTAAGTGAACGTTCTCATCTCTAGCAATAAGTTTAATAATCTTTGCATTACCTTCCATCTTCTTAAGTTCTGCAAAGGCCCAACTACATGCAAATGATACATAAAAACGTACACCTTCAAGTATATTTACACTCATTAGGCATAACCATAGCTTCTTTTTGATCGAATATAAGTCAACTATAACTTTTTTGCCATTAACGGTATGTGTACCAACGCCTAACATCTTATAATAACCAATGTCTTCTATGAGGTCATCATAGTAACGACTAATAGTATCAGAACATGCTACAATCTCTCTCATATTCAACATGTTGTCAAATACTACACTTGGATCAGAATAAATATTGCGTATAATATGTGTATAACTTCTACTGTGGATTGTTTCTGAAAATGCCCATGTTTCAATCCAAGTTTCTAACTCTGGCAAACTTACTATAGGTAGCAATGCTAAATTAGGCGAACGGCCTTGTACACTATCTAAGATAATTTGTCTTTTTAAATTGCTAGTAAAAATGTGTTGTTCGTGTTCTGTTAGATCTCTAAAGTCTTTTGTGTCTTTAGTGATGTCTACTTCTTCGGGTCGCCAAAAGAAACCTAACTGCTTTTCTGTTAGCTTATCAAATTGTCTATATTTTAATACATCGAATCGCTGGACATTTACTCCGCCTGATGCATCTAAAAACATACTACTCTTAGTATTGTCTTTAGGCTTGGTATTAAAGACGCTCATTAACTCTTTCCTTAAATTTTACAACTATCGCAATCGTCATCATCTACTGAGGTAACAAAGTTTGCTTCAACTGACTTACGCGATTCTTCTTTATCAATATCTATCTCGCCTTGGCCGTCGTGTGTGTTATTATAGTACAACTGCTTTCCGCCATACTTATAAAACATGATAATATGCTGTAGTAGTACACTCATCGGAATTTTTTCATCCTCAAAATGTTCTGGGTTATATGATGTATTCACAGAGATACCTTGATCGATATACTTCTGTAAAACTGCCATTATTTTTAAGTAACCTTCGGGACTTTTCTGATCCCAAAGTAGGTCATACTTATTTTTTAATTTTGCATACTGAGGTACTACTTGTTTTAGTACACCATGCTTACTTTGTTTAATACTTACAAAACTACGTGGTGGTTCAATACCGTTAGTGCTATTGCTAATTTGTGCAGATGTTTCTGCTGGCATTAGTGCCATTAGTGTCGAATTACGAATACCAGAGAACTTTAGTTGTGCTCTTAGTCCTTTCCAATCCATTCTTTCTTTGTGTTTAACTAACTCGTCAACATCTTTCTTGTATGTTTGATTAGGTGTTATGCCGTCTCCGTACTTTGTTTCATTTGTACCAGGACATGCACCTTTCTCAACTGCCAAGTCTGCACTTGCTTTAATTAAGTAGTAACTCCATGCTTCTGCAAATTCATCAACTAATTCTAAGTTAGGGTCTTGGTAATTAGTATCATTTTTTGCTAACCAAAATGCAAAGTTAATAATACCAACACCTAAAGGACGCCTTTTATATGTGGCTATCTCTGCCGCCAGTACTGGGTACTTTTGGTAGTCTAGCAACGCATCTAAGCCCCTTACAGCAAGTTCGCAAGGCTTAGCAAAGTCTTGTGGGGTCTTTATTCTTCCCCAGTTAATTGCTGACAATGTACACAATGCAATCTCGCCTTCTTCGTCATTAATTGTTGTTAACGGCTTAGTTGGTAGATTAATTTCTGTACATAAGTTAGACTGTCTAATAGGTGCTACATCTTCTTTGAACGATCCATGTGTGTTTGCATGGTCAACATTCATTAAGTATATTCTACCTGTATCTTTTCTTTCTGTTGCAAATGCACTGAATAAGTCAATTGCTTTAATAGTTTTCTTACGCAACCGTGTATTACGTTCTGCTGTTTCGTATAACTCTTGAAACTTTTCTTGGTTATTAAAGAATGCATCATATAATCCAGGAACATCAGGTGGTGAGAACAAAGTAATGTTTCCACCAGATAGTAATCTCTCATACATTAATTTGTTAAACTGTACACCATAGTCCATGTGTCTAACACGGTTTTCTTCTGTACCTTTGTTATTTTTGAGGACAAGCATGTCTTCAATTTCTAAATGCCATAAAGGATAATATAGTGTAGCCGCTCCGCCTCTTACTCCACCTTGTGAGCATGATTTAACTGCTGATTGAAATAATTTAAAGAAGGGGATAACGCCTGTGTGAGTTGCATCTCCATTCCTAATAGGCGAACCTATTGCTCTAATACTACCTGCACCTATGCCTATGCCTGCCTTCTGGCTTACATACTTTACTACGGCGCTTGTAGTTGCGTTAATGCTGTCTAAACTGTCACCTGTTTCAATGAGTACACATGAGCTAAACTGTCGCTGTGGTGTTCTAACACCTGCCATTACTGGCGTAGGTAAACTAATGTAATGCGTACTGATTGCATCATAGTAATCTTTAACAGTTTGTAGTCTTGTTTCTTCTGGATATGCACTAAACAATGTTGCAGAAATCAGCATGTAAGCAACCTGTGGGGTTTCAAATATCTCCCCCGTATTACGATTTTGTACCAGGTATTTCCCTCTAAACTGTTCCATTGCGGCATACGTTAAACTTTCGTCACGCTCGTGTACAATGTAGTCACTTAGTTCGTCGATTTCGTCTTTAGTGTATAGTTCTAATATTTCTGCATCATAAAACCCTCTGTTAATATTATCCTGAATAATATCACACAAACAAGGTGGTGTAAATGTACCGTACACTTGCTTACGCAAATGATAGTTAATAAGTCTACCAGCAACAAACTGATAGTTAGGGGTTTCTTCTGTGATTAAATCTGCGGCACTTTTGATTAGTGTTTCTTGTATTTCAGCACTAGTAATGCCAGTATAGAATTGGATGTGGCTCTTAATCTCAACTTCTGATTCACTAACGCCTGTAATATCTGCACAGGCGTGGAACACGACTTTATGCAGTTTGTCAAGTTCTAGCGGTTCTTTTCTACCGTCTCTCTTGCTAATTAAAATTTCTTTTGACATTCATGTTCCTGTGTGTGAATTAGTTTTATGCTAAATGTTATTATACATGTTACTATTTAGTTTGTCAAGCATAAAGTTTATCTAGTGTTATTATACTTTTATTGAACGTAACAGAATTGTCTCTAACATATTCTTCGGAGTGGGTTTCGCCTGCAATAAAATTAAAAAACTTACCATCTACTTCAAATATGGCTCCTTCTGCTCCTGTTATGTGATTACTTATCATTTCAAATGGTACAGAATTTGACTTTATGAAGCCCAAGTTCTGTAAGGTAGATGCTATAACAATTGACAAGCCTGTAGTACAGAATAAGCCGTCTTTAACTATATCAAAGACGTTAGGCCAATCCCGGGGATTATAATAATCAAGGTGTCGTTGCTTAGTTTTAACACTCTTAAACCCTAACGCAACATCTAAAAGAGTGCCGTCTTCTGGGAAGTCATTTCTAAAGGTACGCCATGCACGAAGTCTGGCATCGCCGTCCTGGGTATTTGTAAACATAAATTCCTATTTAACTGAGTGCGGACCAACGATCTTGGACATATTTAAGTTTTAGTTGTACACCTACATTATGCGTAATATTAGTGCTAGATTCTGCTTCTAACTGATTATTAACTAAGTATATACTTACAAGTCCTGCCGCATTCATTTGGGCTCTGAACTTAGGCTCAACTAATTGGTTAACATGAGTAGTAATTTCAGAATGACTTGAGAATGAATCATTAAAAATAACAGCGTTTGCAGTATCGGCAAATTCTTTTCTGCCTGCAATAGTCCATACACCTGTTCTAATGTACTTATTTGCTGATGCTAATGTTGATTCTTGCATACTATAATCTACTTTGTATACGTTGTATGTACTTCCAGTATCAAATGATGCAACAAGTCTTGCTGAACTTAAATCACTAGAAGAAACTCCGCCCGATCCTGGTATACCGTTATCGCCTGGTAACAAAATAATCTGCTCCATGCTGTTATAACTAGTAATTTTATTACCAAATGATGCGGCTTCTCTTGTAGAAATCTCAATATTGTTTTTAAGATTAACTAAACCTCTTGAACCTTTGTTAGTATCAAGTAGTTTGTCGTATAAACTTGTTCCGTATATTCTGTTAGTAATATCATTAAATATGCCAGCTTCTTCTCTACTACCAAATGTTATTTCATTGAATGTGTTATCAATTGCTAAACTATATTGTGTAGAAATGTTAGTACTTTTAGGACTTAGTGTTGCATAAGTTGTACTATCACCTGGGAATACGTTACTGAATAAGTTAACATCTCTGCTATTAACTGTTGTGTTCAGCCAAGTTTCAAATTTTGCTTTAACTGTATTGTTTGCTCTATCGTAAAACTTATCGGTTAAACCTAGCACAGACAATGTTGCAGTTGTTTTATCTTCAAACAATGTAAATTCTAAACCACCTGTGCTTACTGAAGCGTATGCTGGTCTCTGTGAAATGTAAACAGCATTTAATACTTTGTCTGTTTGGGGTATCCAATTAAGTTGTGGATAAATTTGTACGTTTGCGCCAGCAATTGGTACAAGGTTTTTATTAACTGTAGTAATAGCACTAGCAACTGTTGTGTTTGCTGACAAGTCTATTCCTAATACAGGTACTGCTTTAAATGATGTTGAACCAAAAGACAATGCTGACCTAGGCTCAATACCAACGCCAGATGCAGAAATTAATCCACCTGCGCCTGATTCTGTTAGCAGTTGTGCCGCTGTTGCCATATTAGCTACAAGGTTTTCTACATAAAAAGTATCAGTAGTTATATCAGCCGCTGTACTCTTAATATCGTAATTTACACCAGTAACTAGCACCGTAGGACCTGTTGCTCTAACAATTGAAGTTCCTGTGCTAATACTATGTGCTTCTGATATTACTTGTATTGTTTTGTTTACATCTGCTGAAGCACTACCGTGGTTTACATACTTAATACCGCCTGCGGCAATATTTGCTGTAAATGTTACGTTTGAATTACCTGATAATATATCATTTGTGTTAACTCTAATTGTAAAATGACTTTTGGCTTTAGATGCAACAACTTTAAACAATGTATCATGTAGTTGACATGCACCTGCATCGCCTAAGTTATCAATAATACGAACATAGTCATTAACTTTAACTTCATTTGTTTTTAATGTTGCATCGTAAATTCTAATAACGCATGTAGTTGGGGTAGCATTTGTAAATCCGTTACCTGGGTATGCTGAATCAACTTCAACATTTGCACCTGCTGACCTTGATACTGTGTAAGGTAATGCTGGCATAGAAATAGTAATAGCTGAGCCGCCAATTCCTGATACAGGAAACTTAGCTCTACTTAGATATTCATTTTCGTTACCTGTTGTTCCTACTAGCATTACATCAGAATACTTGTACACACCTGCCGTGGCTGTTGTTTGGAACTTGCCTGCATCTGATGAAGAACTAAATGTAATAACATAGCTTTCTCCATCATTGGAAGATATAACACTAGTTAACGCTGATGTCTCATCTTCTCTAGCAACATATAGTTTACCTAGTGTTAAGCCTGTTGTTGCTGTTATGTTAGCACCATCGGCTGTACTTGTTATATGAATCATATCCATACCAACGTAGCCAACGCCAGTTGATTTACTTATTTGAATATTCTCTTTCTTAAATTGCTTGTAAGTAGGTAATAGTCCAGAATCCCATAATGTAGTATTCTGATAAAAACTTTGTAAAGGAACATGTGGAGAAATGTTACCTTTGTGTGATCCTGATTCTACACCTGCTATTGCTGAAATAACATTTGCATTTGAATAGTATGTAAGTGCGACCGAATCGTTTACAGATGGTATAGTTCTCATTGTTAAAGTATGAGAGCCTACACTTGAAATATTGCTACCGTCTATTGCAAAATCAACATTTGCTCCAGGGGTAAATGTTGTACTTGTAGATTCTCCAGACTGTTTAATAGAATTTTTAACTACTGTCACATCTTGTGAATGGAATGCTACATCAGTAAACATATTTTTTTGATGTTTAGGTACAAACGATACTGCTGTACCACTTGCTAATTCTGATATTGATTGGTCAATAGTAATAACATAGTAATTATTTGAAGAATGTTTTGCAACTGTATTAACTTTTGGTCTTGTTCCTGCATAACCTGAGATAATAATTTCATCGTGTACTCTAATATTACCAGTGGTATCGAGACCACCTACTATAGTCACTTGTATTTCAAAACTTCCTGCTGTTTTTGTTGCACTTAATGTTGATGCTATTGTGGCTGTAGATATTGGAGAGAAAACAGGGTAAGAAGAATCAGAGAAAGCACTTGCGACTACACCTGATAAAATACTTCTAGCATCTGTTGGTTGCCAGCTTTTAACTTTACTAATAGCATCAAACTCACCTTCAACAAAACGTACACAAGGAACGTTAAATGCAATAATGTTATTGTTAGCAATACTTGCCACATGAGATTTTGCACTTAAAGTATTTTCATAGTAACTTACACTATGATAATCTGATGTTGCTGGGTTAGTAGGATCACCACCAATATAGAGCTGTCTACTGTCTGTAGCCAGTCCAATTTCTCCAGGCCGTAACGGCTGAGGAAGATCTTGCTTAAGACCCCTGCGGTGTTGTATTCTCGATACTATTGTTTTGTCGTTATCTGCCACTGTTAATGTCTCCTTACTTAACAGTATTTATCACATCTAGCAACTATGCTTTATTATAATAGTCTGCTAATCGTGAGGCCCACTTGTGGCAGTACTCTTCGAATTCGTCGCCTTCGATAATAAAGTCAGCATATTTGCCTTCTCTATCAACCATTAATATAGCAACTTGTTTAATATTTGTGTCAAACATCTCGTTATGTGCTAATGCGTATGCACAACCTTGCATAAAGTAATCGTCGATCCACTCACGCTTTTTAATTTTTTTAGAAGTTTTAAAGTCAATAATGCTCTCTACACCATTAAACATACCAACTGCATCACTTGTACCTGCATATAATCCTTTAGCAAGTAAGGCTACTTCTACTCCCCAAACTTCATTAACTTGGGATAAACCTTTATTAACCATTTCATCTAGCATGGTTCTAGCTAGTATACTGATATGGTTGTTGCCTTTAATCTCATAGTCTTCAAGTAAAACATACTTCTCTAAGGCATTATGTACTTTAGTACCAAGTCCTGCGGCTTCTTTGCTAATACGGTTAGCTTCTGCATCACCGACACGTTTGCGCCAGTTGATTAATGCTGTTTTGTCGCCAGTCTCAGATAGGACTGTAGTTACACTAGGAACAGGAACATTGTCGTCCCCTGTGTATTGTCGTTGTCCTGATTTTGCTGTTACTCTTTTGAGAGTTGGGTAAGTAAATTTTTCTACAAGCATTGAATATACCTTTATTGAATAACAACCATTATAGCATGATTATTGTGTTTGTCAACCTTTTTACACTCTATTTGGGTTTGTAGTAATATGGATTTAATCCATCTGTTTTAAACAATATGTATTCTGCGATACGTTTATGAGCCTCTTTATTTGGATGGCATTCATTAGGTGCAATGTAATCATACTGCCCTATTGTACTTATAATTTCCTCATTAGGTATTAGTGTTGTATCTATGCCGCCGTCTGGGAAAACATTATCTCCAAATATGTGTTGTAGCATATTTGTATGTGCTGGAGAAATCCATTTGCTATCTGGTACAATGTTTACTTCAGGAACAAGATTCATTCCTGTCCACAATGGTATAATCTTAAGTTTAATATAATTTGCTTTGCACAAACAATATATAGAATTTAAAATCATATTAGCATCAAAGTCTGCAAACTCTGGTAAGTTTTTTGATTTTTGAAAGTCTAACAGTTTTCCTCTAGAATATTGCTTAATACCTTGGAAGTGATGTCTCTTATAATTATAGTCAATGCCAAAGCCTCTAGTTGATGCTGTTGTTTGTAAGAAAAAAGTATATTCGTTTTTGTCATTAAACTTGTTATTAGCAAACCAATTACACATCTCAAAGTATGCAAATTCGTAACTGCCGCCAGCAATACCAAAGTTTTGATAAGTCGCACCTCTGTGCTTTGATACTAATGCAGGATATGAATCGATTGGGTTTTGGGTGTTGTCTCTAAAATTAGGGAAACCAGTTTTAGTGAATGTTCTAATTTCAGATGAAGATAAGTTACTTGGGAGTTCGCTACCGATAGTCCAACTATCTCCGAACCATATGTCAATACGTTCCATACGCATATTTATAGTAATTAAATGTTAGAGGTTATGAATCCTGACAGATATTCTGCAAAACTTTCATGTGTTCTAGGACCAAAATGCCCATCTGCAACTGAATCCAAATAAAAATCTACTAAACTTTCAGTGATATAGGGAATATTTGTCCAGTCAAATATGTATTGATCTATAAACTCTTTTTGTTGTGTCCATACACCTGGAATATTAATGCATACACCATAGTTGCTAGTAACATAAGAATTTGCAATGGCTATGTTTGTTTTTGCGTCATACAAAGATTTTTCTTCTGTCCAATATTTTGTATAATATTGAACAATATGATTATCTTCTGATGAACTACAAAAAGTAGATAAGTCATTTTCACTATTTCTCATTTTACCTACTCTGCTTGGCTCTGGCCATAATACGCACACAATATCATCTTTTTGAATCTTTGTCTCTAGTATGCGACTTGCAGTATCACAAATAGATGTGCCACCAAATCCTAAGTTTTGATATTGTGAATTTAAACGATTTGCTGTTAAAGTTGGGAAAGTTTCTTTTGAATATGTACCAAAACTTGCAGTATGGTCTAAGCCTGAAAGGCCGTTTCCTTGAACAAAACTGTCACCAAAGAAAAAAAGTTTCTTCACTGGATTTACCAGCTTATATTCCAGGTAATAGTATCTGTGCTTACTAAGTTTTGAGCTACTTTAACTCCGTACCCTAAGTCTTTAAAATACTTAGAAACGTATGTAACTTGATCTTTTTTAGTAGCGTCTGTTGTGATATTAAAGTATGCCTTATAGTATGTGTTACTATTAGTCATTGTAGTACCAGTTGAAACATTTGCGTATAAAACGCCAGAATCAACATTAGCCAGTACGGCAGTTTCAATACTGCGTACCTCTGAATGAATTACTGAGTTGTTTCGTGTATCTTTACGGGCAGTTGCCGCATTAGAAAATATAGTTGCCATTATAAATCTGCCTTAATGTCTTTCATGGCTTGATTGCCAGCCATTTGTCCAACGTCAACTGTGTCTTCTGGGTCTGTGTCTATATCTGACGGTAAATCGCCATTTGCTCTAATTGTATCAGCATCAACACTACTAGCATAACCACTATCGTTAATGGCTTTAACTAATGTTCCTGTATTCAATACAAGACCAGTGTTTGCTTCTAATTCTGCTTTAAATGTTTCAGTAGGAATATCTTCTGGACCTTCGTCGTCAGCAATGTATCTACTAAGCAAGTCCTGAACTGCTATAATTAGTTCGTTTCCGGCTCCTGAATTTTCAGAACCTGTTACTTCTGAAATGAGCATTATTTAAACCTCTGCTCTACCTAATGGCTCTTCTGCCGGTCCTGCCATAGCTGGAATATTATCTGCAACTGGCTCATCCATGCCCATGTCATCTAGTCCTGGTGAACCCATGTCACCGCCTAAATCTGCGCCTAAATCACTTGTGTCACCTAATCCGCCTACCATTTCACCACCTGTTAATCCAGTAATTGCTAAATCTAATCCACCTTTAAGTGCTTTACAAGCCTCTAAGTGGGCTGATAGTAATTGTGAAGTGCTGTCTGCAAACGATTGAGCAGTATCGGCACCCATTTCAGTTCTCATAGAATCTGAAATTGCTGGTATATCTTCATTTACCATTCTGCCAATTCTTTCTACTTGATCTTGGATATCGTCAGCTAACGCTCTAACAGCCATAACAACTTCTGCTTCTTCAACATTAACTTCTTCGTTAATCATTTCGTCTATTATATCATCAAACATGCTTTTCTCACTTTCTTGTATTTCTTCGTCACTAGTATCACCAGTTACACTATAAACCGTTCCATCAACTTCAAAAGAATCTTTGCCTTGGGCAATAGCATCTTTTCTAGCACCTGTAAATTTGTTTTGCTCTGCAATTTGCTTACCAAACATTTGTATACCTGTTTGGACGGACTCTACTTCTAGTCCATTTAGGAAACCTACAATAGAGTCTCTGCTCTTTCCAGATACTTCTGAAAAAGTTTTTAACTTTTCTTCTATTGCGTTATAATTTTCCATTGTCTCAAGCTCAATACCAACTTCTTTAGCAAGTTCACTTAAAAGTCTTGCACTCATATCAGTTTCTGGTAAACCAAGTTCTGCTTCAATTGACTCATGTGGTTCACCACATGATTCTTCGAACTTGCCAATTGCTGACATAACCATTGTTTCAGTAACAGAGTCATCATAACAATGAGTCTGGTCTGCACGAACTTCATTCATACATTGACTTCTTGCTTCTTCAGACGTGTAACCTGAATTACACAATTCCGTAATACGTTCATCAATTTTTGCCGCTAACGCTTTGTAGCCTGGGCTGGACTCGTAATACCCCTCAACAATCATTGTCTCTGAAAGATCTCTTAGGCTTAGATATTTTGCATAATCTGGCTCTAGTTGAAACTTCTTGTTACTTCCTCTAATTTTGAATAGTGCCTTTTTGGCTGTCTCGTTAATTTTCATTAACTTTTCGAGGTTGACTGTTCCTGGATTGATTTTTAAACCAAATTGTTCAGTTAGCATTTTATTTAATTTAGCTATCTTACTTGTTGGTGTTTGATTAAATTCATTCAAAAACATAGTGATTTCCTAGTTATAGTTAGTTCTTACACTTATTTATCATAATCGAAAGATTTACAATTGATGTTTAAGTTCTTCCGATACAGATCTTAATTTAATAAGGGTTTCGTGTAGTCTAACAAATGCAACATCACGCATAAAGTCTTTATCAGTTACTTTTATAGTGTGTTTATGGAATATTGACTCAGTAAATAAATCAGCATACCTATCTAATAATCGCTGTGTTCTGATCATTTGCATCTCACTAATATCGTATGATGCCTTGGGGTTAGTAGATGCGTTTAGACGTACACACAGCGTCTGTGCTGTATTCTTTTGCAGTATATGTGTAAGTACCACCTTTTTCTTTAAAGCCTCTGTTACATTGAAGTAATTGCCAGCCACAGTTTTAGTAACAACAAATACACCTCTTTTAGCGACCTTACCTGCTAAGGTATCCAACTGTCCTGCTAGGTGTGTTTTTTGTTGTTTGTTATACTTCTGTTTTTTGTGGGTATATTTTGTAGCCAACTTTTCCTTCCTTTGTAGTTACTTTACGAATGACGTTTTGCTTATACATTTCTTCTACCATATGCAAAGTGTACTCGTCTAATGTATTTATATCTAAAAATTTGGTTAGGTCGATTTTGTTGAATAGGTCTGACTGAGATCTTGAGATAAAACTTAGATGTCCGTCTTTACATTTAACTGCTTTCATTATGGACTCACTATCTCAAAGTCGTCTTCTGCTCTACTACTAGCACTTCTACCACCATGTTGTACAGCGGCTTTAGTTTTAGCACTATGCTGATCCATAGCGGTTACTTTATAAGTTTTGCCTGTAGGCGTATGCTTAACTTTATAGTTTTGGGATTGTTCGTTTGTTTTTCTTTTTGATTTTTTGCTCTTTGCAAAAACACTTGGATTAGGTCTTTTTTGCATGCCGCCCATTGGTTGGGCAACAATGGCAATACCACCGGAAGTTGTTTCATTAATTATATCATTTATTAACATAGTAGTATTTACCTTAATTGGTTTTTAATTTTGTTGTAAGCAGGTTCTCGTATTACCCATTCGCCATTTTTAATGCTGAATCCCATAATTTTTAAATCAGCATTAGAATATGATCCTGACAAATGTAAGTTCTTAAACCATATTAGTTTACCCCAGTTGCCTTTATCTGGAGCCTTCATTGGATTCTTACTGCGTTGCATAGGCGGACTTGGACGTTCTTGTCTTTCAATATCTAAATTCTTAAAGTAGCCTTCTTCAAAAGGACTAAGACGTTCCACAGCGGACCATGGTCCCCAATGTTTATGTTTCCTAACCATTTCAGCAAACGTTTTATAATCATATTTTTTTATATTTGTAGGATCTGCAATGCCATAATAAATAATTTTATCGCCGTTTGTTATTTTATTAATGTTAGAACCGTGATTGTCTGATACATCGTTTACTTTTGCACCATCTTCTATCCAAGCATGTCCATAAGTATTACCTTGTTGTCCACCTATTCTAGGAGTTATATCTGCATGTACTAACTTTGCTGTTTTATTACCTGCTCTAGCAAGTTCCATAAATTCTCTTCCAGATGCTTCGTAGCAATTCCCATCATTTCCTTCATATACACTTGCACCAAAGTCTACTTTAGTTTTTTTCTTTTTCTTTTTCTTTTTAGGTTTGCTGTAAGTTGATAACGTTCCCATTCCCATAGTATCAGCGGCAACAAATCCACTGCCTGTGCCTGCTTCGCCACCGCCACCAGATGCTCCACCAGATGCTCCGCCGCCTGATCCATTACCGGCTCCGCCTCCACCACCAGTTCCTGCACCAGCGCCTGAACCTGCACCACCGCCGCCGTCTTCCGGGACAGTTCCTCTATAAGGTATTGTAAAATGTTTAAAAAGTGCTAATGCATCTTCTTTATACCTAATTACACCAGCTAATCTTAATTGTATAATATATTCTTTAATTTCAGCAACTGTAGTTAGTTTGCCTGCATCTATTTCAGCTTGTATAATATCTTTTGCACTCTCTTGTTCTTTATCCATTTTACTAAGTACTTTGTTGTCTTCTTTAACATTGCTATCTGGTAAAAACTTTAATAGTAGTGTGCTACTGTTAGTTTTACTAAGTTGAAATTGGCTTTGGTTACTGTATTTTGCTGGATGTTTTTGGGTCACAGGTGCATAGTCATGGTATAACTCGCCTGCTTGGTCTAGCGGAATATTCTTTTTTGTTTGTTGGTCGTATGCTACAACTTTAGCTGGATAACGTTTTATTAAACTTGTCCACATGTGCTTGGCACTAGGTGTTTGCGTAAAATCTGAGTATATTGGTAATTTTTTCCATGCACTAAAGGCTATATACAGTTTTATTGCTTTGCCTTGTCCTTGAATACTGGAGTCTAGTCCTACACCTTTAACCTTAACGCCATCTTCAAACTGCCCTAATTTTAAGAAGCCTAATATATTTTTATCTTTAGTAGGTCCTGTTGCAGGTCCAGTATTTGCACGAAACCATGCCTTTATTTTTTCCCTGAAAGTTTTTGGAGGTTCTACTACGTTATCCTTTGCATAAAATATATAAATATCTCGGTTAGGCATAACATACACTTCAGTTTGTGATTGTATAGTAGGTATAGGTCCTAATGGTGTACCTGGTCTATAATCTTTTTCAGGATCCCAATCGTACTTAGGGGTTGAGTCTTGCGTTGCTTGTTTATATGCAGTATTAGGATTTGGATCATACGAGTCTGCAGGTTGATTAATAACTTCGCTAACTGGTGTGTTACTTACTTCGCCTGGAAACTGTTGCATTAAGTCCTCAATACTAGCATCAATAACTATTGCATCCACCATATGCATATCTAACATCCTTGCGGCATCGTATCGATGATGTCCATTAACTAAGTAACCGTTCTTGTCTACTATAAAAGGCTTGTCTATGCTATGATAGTCTTTTGCAACTTTTTGAGCAAGTCCTGGTACTCGTTGAGATTGTACCGGTTTAATTACAGCCAACGGAATTGTTTTTCTAACATATTTTATACCAGAAGCCTGTATGTCTGGTTCTTTAAGTTGGGGTAAAAGATTTCGGTCAAAGTGTTTATCACTTATATTATTCGGTAGTGTAGATAGTACTGCTTCGTATATTGACATTTTCATGGTCTTATCCATTTACCGTTTCTAAATACCGCAACTTCACCTTTATTACAAAGTGTGTATTCTCCTTCTACAGGATGTTGAGGCTCTTTAACTTTTATCATAATTGTTTTAATACATTTTTGTTCAATTTCATTTTTGCATAGCCTTTAACTATACTTCTAATATCATGCTTGTCGCCGTAAGCCGCTCTAGCGGCTCTAAAATCTCTAATCATCGATGGATCTGGTATGCAAACATACGCAGTCATTTGTGCTTTAAGATCGCCTGTTAAGATAGGACTTGCTAACACTAGTCGTAACTTTCTAATTGTGTCGTTGTTAGGTACTGCGCCTTCTTGTACACTTTCAACTTTCTTACGCATACTTGATCCTCTTACTTTTAATAAGTCTACTAAACCTTTTTCTTTTTCAATGTAGTTCCTAATGTAGCCTTTACTGTTCTGATACATTCTAACTGATAAGAATTCTTTGCCTGTAATTTTGTTAAAAATAGTAATCTTAGGATGTTTTGCAGTTTCAATCATCCTTGCTTCTAAGTCAACTTTATCTTTGTCCATCATTCTATCTAACTTTTTAAAGTCTAACACATAGTAGCCGCCTGCTTTTAAATCTGTAAACTGTACTAACTTGACTCTATCGTCATTCAGTGTAGCAAAGAACTTAATTGCATCTAATAATTTTACTAGAAAGTTTTTTTCGTTTTCTTCACTAGTTAACTGTGAACTTAATTGTTTTGTTGCTTCAGTGTATGCAATTCTGTAACCTTGCTCAACTGAATCAGCAGTAATAAATTGATCTTCAATTGGTGTTAAGTCAACATTAAATCTATCCCACATTTCTTTTAATATACTATAACGTACAGTTAATGGTTCTTTTTGCTTGCCGCCACCTACTTGACCCATTTGTTTTGTACTACCAACTTTAACACTCATATCAAAGTGTTGCAATGTTTTTTCTGGGCCGCCATCTAAACTGTGGGTTAAGAATACATCTACTTTAGTATCTGTTTCTCCGGTTACACCGTCAGCAATAACTTTTACTGTATCTACTTTACCATTTGCTTGGAAATAATTTGTGTACCTTTCTAAATTATCATTGACATACTCTGCAACACCAGTTGTTATTTGTTGCATCACACCCCACTTCTTAGGATCTATAAAGTCCATGTAAGTATCGTGTTTTAAATTAAGTGTTAGTGTAAAGTAATCTGCTATAGGATTATCTACTTCTTGTGCTGTAAGTGTTAGCTCATGCCAGCCACCCTTGTCTGGGGCATCTTTAGGTAATCGTTTAATTACATTTTCTATATCTAGTGATGTTACTGGTGCACTTGGACGTACTAATAAACGTGCAAATGTGCCACAGCCTAATATGCCTTCTGCTACTTCACCTTTGTTTGAGACTTTAACAGGAGCGTCACCATCTGCATCTGCTGTTCTGGCTCCAAAATCTGCTGTTTTTTCTAAAGCCGAGTAGGCTATTATTTCGCCATCTGCTGTTCTCAGTTTTGAAGGTAACTGTGAAGCATTCTCGGCATTGTAAAATGCATCAGCCATTTCTGGGTCTAGTACAATCTTGCCTGTGAATCCTGCTAAGTCAAATTCAGCACCTGCACTTAATTTGTCAGCAAATGCTTGTATTCTTGCAGGTGTTTTTAATTCTGCTCTGCCTAAGTCTCTTTCAAACATTTTAATATGTATATTATTAATTTTGCTAGAGTCTATTTTCTCTAGCATAAGTAGTTGTTCTTCTAGTGTTTTAGCTTCTAGTTTTTCAAAAGTAGTTGACTCTATTCCAAATGGTGGTCTTTCTTGTACCCGGCCTCTAAGAGGTTCACCCTGCTCAACGCCTGGCGCATCCACGCTATGGGTAGTGGTATTGTAGGTGTTTCCATTTTTTACTACTTCTATTGCTTTTGCTAATGTGTAAGGACCATCGCGTGTTAATCCGGCAAGTAATGCCGATAGTAGAACGTTTTGATCAACTCCCTTTGTGTTTGTCATGTTTAAAAACTTAACTAGCATCATCGTCGGGCCTTCAAAGTATCTCGATATACCATCCCTCATCATGGAATCAAAAGATGGAAACTTAGTTCTAATGTTCTGTATTAGATCTTCATCGTCTGGAAAAAATGTAGAGTCTTCTTTGGATAACTTTTTAACAATATCTGGATTGTTCATTCGCCATACATTTGCACTAGTTGGTTCAAATGGTTCTCCGCCTGGACCGTTAATTACTGATCGAGGTAACAGAGGTTCTAAGTTGTAAGGTTCTACTCCTTCTCTACCGTCACCATTTTCTATAACTTCGATGCCTAGTTTCCGGAATGCGTCTTTATTTACTTTTTTTATTTTCCTGAACCCATCATTATTAAAGTTGTCAAATTCATAACCGTAAATCATATTCCATTTATTGAGAATCTTATCAGCTGATTTATTTCGCCACTGGCGTTCATCACGTCGTAGAGCAATTGCTCGACTGGTTCGATCAGATTCTGCTGAAAATATTTTGGAGGCTTCGAGAGCTATATAATAATATGCCCAAGGTACGTTAAACACTTTTTGAGATTCACTATGATACATACTGCTACCAAAGAAAAACTGACTATAAAAAGCTCTTGATTCTTCATCTGTTATAGGTTCATCTCTGTTTATTTTTCCAGTCATTTGCGCCATGTCACCTAATAACTGTTCAGTTACATATAGATCTCCACCATATGCGTATGTAGTTATAGTTGCCGGTGCATCGCCTATATATTTACTTGTAAACTCTTCACCTCTTTTATGTTGAGTGAGCTTGTTATCAATATCATCTTTTTGACTATTAAATCCCATCTGTTGTGATATTTTATCTAAGTTAGTCATCCAGGTTGCAATAGCATCTGTTCGTGGTTTTATTATTTTTTGAATAGCTTTGGATTTATTATAAAAATCTTTATCTTGTCCTAGTCGATTATAGTAAGCCGACAATGAATCATTAATATAGCGTACTACACTAGCACTTATCTGATCTACTGGATTATCGTCAAAAGGGCCTGGTATATAATTAGTGCCTCTCAATGCTTCTATATTGCTTTTTGTTCTTTGCATGTCATCTTTTGTTATAATGAAATACAGTTCTGGACGGGTTTGGCCATATTCAGTATCTTTTAACTCAGGGAATAGGTCTTCCAACCTATCACCGTATGAATTTGCTTGCTTATCTCCTACTGTTTTTAAAAGCTGTTCTGTAGAATTTGCTAGTAATTTAACGCTGTTTATATACAGCTCTGGATTAGTGCCGTTTAATTTATTTAATGCCAGTATCCGGGTTCTTAAGTTATCTGTTAAGCTAGACGTTGCATGGTCGGCATATGATTCTCTTTCTCTTCTGCTATCAAATTTCTTAGATACTGGATGTTCCCATTTATCATAAGTCGTTAATTTTTTAGTTAACTTATCTAACGCTTCGTCTTGTATTGGGCCTCCAGGAAGTGGCCATTGCAACTCGTTTCGAAGACGTCTGCCAAATTGGCCCCATGGTATCCCACTATTGCCCATGCCACTATCACCTGACATTGTTTTAAATAATTCTGCTACACTATTACTAGTTTGATTTGACGCAGATGCTATTAAGTCAACTGCTTCAGAGTCTTTCCATAAGATGGTTGTATTAAAACCATTCCATATGCCAACTAAAATTTCGTTTACCTGAGGATGTGTTAACCAGCTTGGGTCATTTACTACGGTTTTCTTAAATAATCTGTCTATGCCATTTTTAACTCTTTCAAATGTTGTTTCTTGAGTATGATTAACTTGATCGTTCTGGGAATACCCAATACCGCGGACATTACCAAACGTTTTATTAATTGTTGTTGACAGTGAGTCGTAAGATAATTTAAACTGTGGTAATGATTTTCTTAACACACCAATTGCTTTTGCATTAACTGGTTCTCTGTTAAGGTTTTGATTTAAATCGTAACCTGCTTGTTGTAAGGCTTTAACATAATTTATTTGTGCTGTTTCAAGATCCTCTTTTTCGTGGTGCTCATTATATCCATCTAGGAATTTAAATGCCGCATTTATATTTTCAATACTGTCAATATAATTCTCTTTACTAAAGAATCCTTTTAATACATCAATAAGAGGGTCTTCATAAGTAAATCTGTCTTTAACTCTATCTTCTATGTCTTTGCCAATTGTGCCAACATTGTTAATCAATTTAAACAATGCTTTAATATAATCAGCATTATGTAACTCATCACTATATGCCGCATTAAGTGTTTCTGCATAACGTACTACTGACTTAACTACAGTTGGGAAATCTTGATGGTAATCATTTCCGCCACCTATTCTAAATTCTACTAAGTTATGGCCTGATTCACTGTCTTGCTGATCTTTAAAGTTAATTGAAGTAAATTTATCTTGACTTATGCCAGTTATTAAAATATCTTCTATGTCTTTGATTGTTTTTATATTACTAGGATCTGCTTTAAGCTCACTTGCTTTCTTTTGTAATCGTTGGTATTGTGACTTAGCATAACTATTGTTTTCTCTGCCAAACGTACTTAATAAGTACTTGTCACCAAGCAATACAGCAAGTTTTACTCTGTTAACTTCTGCAAAACCGGAAATGCCATTTTGTTCGCCGTTCCAACTCATAGTAACATGTAAGCCTGTTGACCTATTAGTATCAACGTTTCGATCAGCAAGTAGTTCAAACAGCGACTTCATTTCTTCGAGCATGTCTCTTGGACTATTGTACACCGGAGAAATAATCTCTGCACCTAGGCCGTCTGATTCAATACTGCTATCGTCTTCAACTCTCCAGTAACTATTGTTTATACCGCCGGAATGATATTCTCCTGTTTCTACATCGTTATATTTTGAGTTGTTATATGCCCAATTAGATACTTCATCGCCAATTTCTTCTAAGCCGCCATCACTCGCTAAGAAAACATCAAAGTCGCTTAACATCGAGCTGGGAGAACCATAGTGGTCATGTATCCAATCATACATAGTGTGATTTTGCAATGCTTGATCAAACGCTTCGTCCATGACTTCGCCGCTGTCTCTTGCTTCTTGTTCGAGATATTCAATAAGTTCGTCTTCGTATTCTTCTTCGACAACTTCTCGTAACCAATTCATGTACTCGTAGCCATCTTCTATTCTGCTTTTGTACTCTGCTGGATTTTGATTTTTAAAATCTTCTTTGTATCTATCAACTGCTTCTGACGTTGGGCCGCCATTTGAATCAATAAATTGTTCGATGTAGTTTTCATCTTCTTTACGTTCGGCTACTAACTCTTGTATGAGTTCGCCTTCATATTCATATATTTTATCTTCTCTGAGCCATTCATGGTATCCTTCTGTCATTCTTTCAGTATAACGCTCTCCATACTCGTTGTCTACTCTTTCTTCGATTTCGGACCAGTCTAGGTCATCAATATCGTCTGATGAGGAGCCGTTATACCCTTCCCAGGACGTCTCTGCTTCGAATCCGCATTTAATGTATGCATCTAACGCCCGTGTAACTGTATGCTTTTGGTTAAAATTAATTTCAAACAACTGCTCTGTACTTTGCTCACGTAATTGATTTTTACGAGCTAAACGTTTGATTCTTTTGTTAGCTGAATTTGATTTTGATTGATCGTCATTTTTTATTTTTTTAAGTGCGTCGTGGCTAATATCTTCATCAACCATTACTTCTACTTCTGGATCATATAATTCATATTTTCCATCTGGTAATTCAACAACAACCTGATCTGGGTTTGGTGTTGAACCTATCATACTATGTACTTTGCCAGCAACTTCGCCATTCTCGTCTTTAAATTCTGTTCCGTTTTCTAAGCCTTTTGCTGGTACAGGCTTAATAGGTTTTGAAAGATCTGCTAACGACGGAGTTGTAGTTGGACTACTTGATTGTGCTGTTGATGGGGAGGGTTTATTAGCACCATAAGAAGCTCCACCAGTAGACATACCATACTCATTTAGGCGTTTTACTAATGATTGTAATGTTTGCACATCCTTAAATTTCATATTACTTGCGTCTCTTAAATCTAGTTGCTTTATTTAATGATGCTACCCTACGACTAATCGGATTATACTTTTTAGACCTGCCGGCTTTACGAGTAATTCTCTTACCCATTCTTGCTTTTGTTTTTTTCAGTGTTAAACGTTTCTTGAAGTCAATTGGGGCACCGCATTGTGCCGCAGTTGCTACTACTCTGCCTTTACGTCTGCCTGAAGTACATCTAACAGCTCGTTTAACTGACTTGCCCATTTTACGCCATACCATTCTGGCTTCAAACAACTCAGTATCTGTAAATTCACTGATTATCATAACATTGTTCCTACCAATGTACCAATTGTTGCTAATAATGTAGTAATTGTTATGCCAACTATAGCAACGATCCAGCCTTCTAATTTATCTAGTCTAGCTTTAGTATCTTCTTTAAACTCCCTAAGTTCAGCAGTAATACTCTCAATTCTAAGCATGTCAGCAATAATATGTGCTTCTACTCCACCTTCTTGAATATACTGCTCTGGTTGTGGTGATTCTTTAGTTTCAACTTTAACTTTTTTTCTAACCATTGTTTATCTCTATAATAAGTCTTGTTTAGTAAATTCCATATTTACTGTACTGTCAGTATCAATAGTTCCACCATTTAATACTATACCGTTTAGCTCGTCTGTTAGTGTAGTAATTGTGTGTACGCCTTCTCGTTCAAATGCAAATTTAAAAATCCAACCTGCTCCAGTCATAGTCGGTGCTCCATAGTTTTCTAAAACTAATGCCCCGACGCCACTTATGGCTACAGGGTTATTCATAACTACAGGCATTGCTCTCAAACTAATAACTTGTACTATACTTTCAAAATCTTTTTGTGTGTTGTCGCTAAAATCACCTGTTCTAGTAATATCTAACGAAGTGAACAAAGTATAAAATTCAATATTACCAGATAATACTTCCTGGTTATTCATTGCTCCGCTTCTTGTTAACGCCATGTGTGTCTCCATAGCAAGACATTAATGTACTTGCTTACACTATTTATCAGTTTTTATAATATTGATTTACAGTCTAGAAAGGGGTGTCTTTAGATCTTGTAGACTGGGGAGTGTCTACTTCGTGCTTTGGTAAGGACTTGTTTGCTAATGCTCGTTGCACAAAACCCTTCCTAATATGTTGGAAGTCATGCATTACTTCTTTTTTGCTTCGTTTATTAACAAAGTCACCAAACCAAGTACCTAATATTTCTATAAAGATTTGTATAATGTCGTTATGTATGTGTAACCCTTTATCTCTATAGTCAGTAAAGTATTCTTGTATCATTTCATACAAAGGAAAGTAATTTGCAGGATCAGTTTCTTCAACAGCAACTCTAATACTAGCTTTTGCTACCATTGATAATGCCATTGGCGGGTGGTCTGATGGCCAACTTTGACTTGCAAACCCAAAAGGACTTAGTATAAACAATACATCTTTACAAATATACTTGTGGATTAGCCTTAATACTTCTTTGTGTGATTCAACTACTTCTGCATGGGATAGTCTACGAATAATATGTCGGTTTGGATCTAGGTATGCTTTTGGTGGTGCGGCAAATAAGTCTTGCCCTGTTACTGTGTCGTGATAAATGTCTGTTGTTCCGCTAAACAATACAACTTTATTAAAGTCTATCATCTTTTCTAGCAAGAATCCTCTATGTCGTTTGCTTAAATTAAACTGCTTTGGCGTATAGTCTGGCCAAATGTCGCCTTTTTCTGTGAGACTGGCTTCTTCGAACAACCATTTTAAATGCATTGCTAGTGTTTTCATATTAAAAATGCCTTGGCCGTAACGGAATACTCTGTTAGTCGTCCAATGTTTCATTTCAAATATTTTTGCAAAGTCTTGCACTATACAACTGCCTACCCATAATACTGTGTCGTCTTGTTCAAAGAAGTCTGTATTAAACGAGTGAAACCATTCGTAGTTAAAGAATTCGTGGTGCTTTTCAAAGCCTGGTGTTGAGGTAGTTATAAGTTTACCTGGTCTAGCATTAGCAACTTCCATAGGTATTTTAAAGTTGCCGAACACAGATTCAGTTGCACCCATTTCTAGAATGTGATCGTTAATTATTAATGAGTCGTTAAAGAGTGGCATACTCTTATTTATAGATTTTGGAAAAGACTACTTAACCTTGTTGGCGGCCGCCTTGCCTGTTTGAACTCTATCTCTGACAAAGTTTGACACTCCGTCTATATCAATACCACCAACTTTTTCTCCGCTGGAGTTCTTTCTGCTAGTTTTGTCTTTTATGGTTGCTTTTATTGTGTTTATTTCATCTCTAACTGCATTCATTCCAGGTATAAGATCTAAAAGACTGCCCGCCTGTGAGCCTGGAAAAGGATCTTTATTTTTACCTTTGTTGAAATCCGGTGCGCCTGGCTTTAGTCTGCCACGGGCCACCATGTC